GGAAAAACAAAAGAACAAAAAAAATGGTGTAAAATGGCTGATGAGTTTGCTGAAAAGACTAACTTTGCCAAACTTCCTGAAAAGAAAAAAGAAACCAAAGAAGGTTATGATGATATGGTTGGTGGGGCTTTAAATAAAATTGCTCAATCCAAATTAAGTCAGGTAAAACCAAGTGTTACTATGGGAGAAAGTAAAATTGAAAAAGAAATTATGAGACTTGTAGAAAAACACATTACACCAAAAATGTCTAAAAAAGATTTTAATAATCTTTTAGAAGGAGACACAAAGACAGCTCCGGCGAAACCAAAGGTTAGTCCTGGTACAAAACCAAAACATCCATTCCAACCGGACCCTGATAAAAAAGGAGCTCCTAAAGCAAAAAAAAGAGTGATGGATGAGGATACAAAAACTGCACCGGCAAAACCAAAAGTTAATCCGGGAACAAAACCAAAACATCCTTTTGCTCCGGACCCAAGTAAACAAGGTGCTCCAAAAGCAATTAAAAGAGAATTACCAAGTTTTTTAAAATTCAATCAGTTAGGACTTAAAACAAAATAATTATGAGCGTAAATTTAAAAATGGAAAAAATATTGAAAGCCAAAAGTGACTTAGATAAAAAATTAGTTAATGAAGGGTTAACCAATAATCAAACAACTATGTTGAACGAAATTAATCGTCGTTTAAATGAGGCTCCTGTTAGTTATGATGGTCCTGAAAGAATGGAACCGGGTATTGAAAGACAAATTAATCAAAGAGAAACCCCATATAAAGAACATCCAGCATTACCACAAGATGGTGATAGAGATTTCATTGAAATGATTACCTCTCAACGATTTAAAGACTCTGTAGACAAAGTAAGAAGATTTTTAGGTGATACTACACCAATTCAGGGAAATAATCCAATGATGGGACTAATGAGTTCTGTAATGGGTAGTTTACAACAAATTAAAAGAGTTGAAGTTCAAAACAAAGAATATCTTGAAAACTTGGCAGTTGATTTAGTTAAAAAAGAATTAGGTATTCCTGAAGGTCAATTACAGTTTGAGGTTGAATTAGTTAATGGACCAATGGGAGCGTCTGAAGGAATGCAAACACAACCGGAACAACCGGACGAAGAAGATGTCGAAGAAGCATTCAAAGAAAGCGAAGAACACCAAGAAGAAATAGAAGACTTTATGGATTCTATGGAAAAATTCAATTTAGAGAAAGCAAAAAGAAGAATGATTAATTCATTAGTTCAAGGAGCGGCATTTAAAGGTGGACATATGTATACATTAGTTAGTGACGAGATAAATAGATTAAGTCCAAACTTACTAAACCTATATGGTGTTACACAATCATTGATGGAACACTTATATTGGTTATATCCGGATATGGAAAATATGGCCGGTGGTGGAGGTGGTCAAATGGGACAATCAGAATCTGACCCTGAAACTGACCCACCAACAATTAAAGCGAAAGCATTTACATTCCCTTTATTAGTTCACGAAATAGTTAAAGGTATTTATTCATTATATGGTGACCAAGGATTACCAAACGACCCTGTTCAAAGAAGTATGGTTGTCGGTGCTGAGGATACATTACCAGCAGAAATATGGGATTCAAGATTAGGTCCAATATTTTGGGAAAAATTCAGAGATTCTTGGCCTGATAAATTATATGAAGACGACCAAAGACACCTTCAACAATACTTATTTATGAAATTGTCTCAATTAGAGGCGAAAGATTTTATTGTATTAGCGAAAGCCATTATGGCTGATAAACCTGAAGCAAAAGAGGTAATAAATAGAATGGTTGCAGAAATCGTTGAAATCCTTAAAAACCACGAGTATGAATCAAAAATGTCTGATGACGAAGATGATGAAGACGATAGTGAAAATTATGGTGATTACGGATTTGATGACTTAGATGACTTAGATGATATTGATTTATCTTCGTTAGGATTCTAAAAATTACCGACAACAGTATGTATGTCGAATTTAACAAAAGAACAAGTATTAATAGAATACGTAAAATGTAGTAGAGATATTGAATACGCACTTAAGACGTATTTAGAAACTTATGATAACACCGTTAAAAAATATGTTCCATTGGAACTTTTTCCGGACCAGTTAACATTACTGAATGACTACGAAGAATACAATGAGAATATAGCATTAAAATACAGACAGGCCGGGGTATCAACAGTTACCGCGGCTTGGATGTCTAAAAAACTTGTATTCGCAAGAAAAGAAACTCCCGAAAAAATATTAATTATCGCCAATAAGTTGGATACTTCATTGGAGATGGCGAACAAGATAAAAGCGTTCGTTGGTCAATGGCCGTCTTGGACAGGTGTAGATTTTGATAAAGCAAAAAATTCCCAAAAACATTATAAGTTAACAAACGGATGTGAGGTTAAAGCCGTTGCAACATCTAAGGATGCCTTGCGTGGATTTACACCAACCATACTTGTATTTGATGAGGCGGCGTTTATTGAGGCAGATAGTGATTTCTGGTCTGCCTGTATGGCGTCCCTATCTACGGGGGGTAAAGTAATTGTGGTTTCAACACCTAACGGTTATGACGCAATTTACTATGAAATATACGACCAAGCGTTACGTAATATGAATGACTTCAAAATTACGGAAATGTTTTGGTATCGAGACCCAAGATACACCAAAGATTTATTTTTTGTTAAAACAGATAACATTATTCATTATTTGTTAAACAAAGAGGAATATGACCCTAATGGATTTATTGATTGGGGTAGTAAATCATATGACGCTCGAAACTTTGATGATGTTAAATTATTAATGAATGACGGATACAAACCTTGTTCATCTTGGTTTGAGGCGATGGTTAAGAAATTAAAATACGATAAACGTAAGGTTTCTCAGGAGTTAGAATGTAACTTTTTAGGTTCCGGAGATAACGTATTTGATTCTCTTATGATGCAAGATATTCGTGAAAATCAAATCCAAGAACCTATTAACAAATTGATGGGGAATGCTCTTTGGATTTGGAAGGAACCGGTTGTTGGACATAAATACATTATGGGTGTCGACGTTTCCCGTGGGGATTCTGAAGATTTTAGTTCATTTCAAATTGTTGATTTTGATGAAAGAGAACAAGTTGCTGAATATGTTGGTAAATTACCACCCGATACTATGGCTGAAATTTGTCATAAATGGGCTGTTATATATTCTTGTTTTGTCGTTATCGATATTACAGGTGGTATGGGTGTTGCAACTTCAAGAAAACTCCAAGAAATGAATTATCGTGATTTATATGTTGATGGTGTTGATGTCTCTAACAAATGGAAATACGACCCAGCCGCGGCAGATAAAATTCCGGGATTAAATTTTAATAATAAAAGGGTTCAAATTATTGCCTCATTTGAAGAGGCGATGAGACATAAATTTAGGATTTATAGTTCTCGTTTAAATAATGAGATGAACACCTTTGTATATATCAATGGTAGACCTGACCACCAAAAAGGACATCACGATGATTTAATTATGTCAATCGCGATGGCGACGTATGTTGCGGAGTCTTCTTTTGGAAAATTAACTAAAGTTACGGAACAAACTAAAGCGATGTTAGATTCTTGGTCCGTTAACAATAATGAATCAATTAAAGAAAACATCAATTTTAACCCTGTAATCCCACATTATCAAGATAGAATAAATCAATTTAACAGCCAACAAGTTAGTCGAGACGATTATCAAAAATATGGTTGGTTATTTGGCGGAATGTAATATTTATTTAAAAAGAATAAATGGGATTTGATAGTAGAAAAAAATCGGGTAATATAATCGGGGGGTCAAGACTTAATGTTATTGGTCAGGGGATTTATAATGTGAAAATTATCCCACCTGGATTTACTAAGCGTTTACCTGCGTATGCCGATGCTGGTGGAAACCCACCAAGTCAAACACCAAGTAACACTCCAACTCAAACTCCAACACTATCAATAACCCCATCAAATACGCCAACACCTACATATACTCCAACACCAACTCAAACTGCAACACCATTATATTGTGATTTTAGTTATTATGTTAACGCAATCACTCCAACTCCAACATCAACATCATTAGCGTGTGATTTCACATATGAAGTCGAATTATTTACAAATACCCCAACACCAACCCCAACACCAACTCCAACACAAACAATAACACAAACACCAACACAAACTGAGACGCCAACACAAACACCAACACAAACTGAGACGCCAACACAAACTCCAACACCAACACAAACTGAGACGCCAACACAAACCCCAACACAAACCCCAACATCCTCTCCATTACCACCAACAGTTGAGTATTTCCAAGATTGTTGTGATAGTCTTACCGTATATAAAGTTGGTGGTGTATCAACCCCTATTATTGTTGGTAACACTTATTACATCAACACTGATGGATTTAGTGGTTGTGGGACTGCGGTAAGTGGTCCACCATATAATAGTCAATCTTTAATTATTAGTGTTACATCATACTCAAATTGTGTTCTGTGTGAGGTAGACAATCCTTGCCCAACACCAACACCAACACCAACAATGACAGTAACACCAACAAATACTCAAACCCCAACGGTTACACAAACACCGACGGTTACTCAAACACCAACTAATACACCAACAAATACTCAAACCCCAACTAATACACTTACACCTACACCTACTCCAACAGTTTGTATTCCACAAATGATATATAGTGGTGAAAAATTTATTAATATACCACTTCATACTAGTGCGTCTTTCAAACCGGATGGTACGATATTATATATTGCAATTCATAATGGTTCACCAACTGATAGTGTATGTGCTTATTCATTATCAACACCGTGGGATGTTTCAACAATTACATTACCACTAATAGGATGTTCAATTGCTGTTCCGGTAATTTCCGGATTAACCCCTACTAGTGTAATTGGTCATCATTTTTCACCGGACGGTAGTAAATTATTTGTAGTTGAGACAGCATCAAAAAGTGTCCTTAGATATATATTATCAACATCGTGGGATGTTACAACATCTAGTTATTCACCCGGTGACTTATTTACTATAGTTGGTTTAACTCCGTCACATATTGATTTTACCCCTGACGGTTTATTTATGTTTGTTACTGTTACGGGTAGCCTTCTTAAAAAATATAGTTTAACCACACCTTGGGTTATAAATACGGGGGTTGTGGAAATTCAATCAATTTCCAACTCAATTGTTTCCGATTTTACTTTTCAAAATAGTGGAACTTATTTGTTTTCAATAGTATCAGGTCCAAGTATAAGAAGACAAACACTATCTACACCGTATGATTTAACTTCAATTGTTCCTGTTTTAACTCAGACAGAAAATGTAAGTAGTTTTATTTCAGGAGGTAATCTTTATTCTCTTAATTTTAAAGATGGTTATAAAGGGTTTATTGGTGGTTATTACTCAACCGGTTTGAACGGAATTACAGCTTTTAATCTTACCTGTGAATACGATATTAGCGGGACTTTAATATTACCAACACCTACTCCAACACCAACTCAGACGGTTACACCAACCAATACAGTTACTCCAACACCAACATTACCACCATCGTTTGTTTCAGTATGGAGAACAACAACACCATCTGAAAGTATTACATTACCATATTCACCATCAGGAACATATAGTGGAACAATAGATTGGGGCGACGGTAGTATATCCGCTAACACATATGCAAATAGAACACACACATACTCATTATCAGGTAATTCTACTGTTACAATTTATGGAACAACTAATGGTTGGGCGTTTGGTAATACTGGTGACATATTAAAAATTAGAGAAGTTTTAAAATGGGGACCATTAAAAATTAGTAATGGTGCTCAAGTTTTTAGAGGATGTAGTAATTTAGTATTAACCGGTGTTACGGACACTATTGATTTAACAAGTGTTAATAATTTAATTTATATGTTTGGAGGTTGTTCATCTCTTACAACCATCAACAACGTTAATAGTTGGAATGTTTCAGGAATTACCGTTATGAGTAATATGTTTCAATCATCAACTTTTGACGATGATATAAGTTCTTGGAGTGTTTCAAATGTTACAGATATGAATCGTATGTTCCAATTTGGAGCATTTAACCATAATATAAATTCGTGGAATGTTTCAGGGGTTACAAGTATGGAAAATATGTTTAGACAATCTTCTTTTAATCAACCATTATCAGGTTGGAATGTTTCAAAGGTTACATCTACTATGGCAGGTATGTTTGATGGAACCTTATTTAACCAAGATATAAGTATGTGGAATGTTTCAGGGGTTACAAGTATGAGTGGTATGTTTAGATACACCCCATTTAATTATTCTCTTAATAATTGGAATGTTTCAAAGGTAACAAATATGTCTAATATGTTTTATGGTGCGTCATTTAATTTACCATTATCAGGCTGGAATGTTTCAAAGGTTACAAATATGAATTCTATGTTCGCATCAACTTCACAATTTAACCAAAACATTAATTCGTGGAATGTTTCAGGTGTTACAGATATGGGTTCTATGTTTTATCAAAACGCATATTTTAACCAACCATTATCCGGATGGAGTGTGTCAAACGTTAGAAATATGTCTTTTATGTTTTACAATTCACCATTTAATTATCCTATTGGTAATTGGGATGTTTTAAATGTTACAGGAATGACATCTATGTTCCAAAGTTCATCATTTAACCAAGACATCGGAAATTGGAATATATCGGGAGTAACCAATTTCACTGATTTTATGTTTGCAAAAACACCGATTACATTCTCAACAATAAATTTAGATTCTATTTATAATGGATGGCAAACCAAAACACCGCAAACCGGATTAACAATTAATTTTGGTTCTGCAAAATACACATTAGCGAGTCAACCGGGTAAAGATATACTAACAGGTTCAACTATGAGCGGTGGATATGGTTGGACAATAACAGATGGGGGGATATAATATATGGGAACAATTTTAAAAATATTATCAATAAATTACGACGGACAATTCGCCGACATTACCTTTTACCCTTGTTCGGGTGGGAGTATTAATATCGGTGAAGTTAACTTACCATATAATTATTATTCGGAAAATTACTACGGAACATATAACATTTATTTACTTGATTCGGGTAAAACTTGTTTGTTAAATGTTCCTTGTTTAACACCTACGCCTACTCCAACAACAACAATGACATTAACTCCAACAAATACTCCAACACCAACAAACACACCCGCACCAAATTGTGATTTATTAGGTTTAGATATTACAACCCCAACCCCAACTCCAACACCTACAATGACACCAACACCAAGTTCTACACCATTATTACCATTTATATCTGTGTGGAGAACAACATCTCCGTCTGAGAGTATAACATTACCTTATTACGGTTTAGATTATTCAGGAACCATTGATTGGGGTGATGGAAATTTTTCGGCGAATACATTTGCAAATAGGACACATATTTATACAACTCCTGATGACTATGTAATAACTATTACAGGTAAAGTTAATGTGTGGTCGTTTTATTATACACCAACAAGTAAACTTAAAATAAGAGAAATAACACAGTGGGGATGTCTTAACATAACTCAACTATCATATAATTTTTATGAGTGTTCTAATTTAATATTAACAGGTGTTACTGACACTCTAAATTTATCTCAAGTGACAAATTTAACATATATATTTCGTGGATGTTCGTCTATTACAACCATAAATAATATTAATAATTGGGATGTTTCTAACATTACAGGTATGTCAGGAATGTTTGGTCAAAGTAATTTTAACGATAACATTAATAATTGGGATGTTTCGGGAGTTGAGGATATGAGTTATATGTTCCAAGGAGCAACATCTTTCAACGAACCATTATCTGGTTGGACTGTTTCAGGTGTTACAAATATGTCGAATATGTTCCAAGGAACAACATCTTTCAACCAACCATTATCAGGTTGGAACGTTTCAAATGTTGCGTCTATGACATATATGTTCCAAAATTCACAATTTAATCAAGATATTAATAATTGGGATGTTTCAAGTGTTATTTATATGAATTATATGTTTAACGGCACACCGTTTAATCAACCGTTGTCAGGTTGGAATGTTTCAAATGTTACAAGTACGTATTATATGTTTGCTAGCACCCCATTCAATCAACCAATCGGAAATTGGGATGTCTCAAAAGTGGTTAATATGGAGGGTATGTTCCAAAACGCAACATCCTTCAACCAACCAATTAATAATTGGAATGTTTCAGGAGTTACCAATATGACATCAATACTCCAAAGCACTGATTTCAACCTACCATTATCCGGATGGAATGTTTCAAATGTCTATAATATGACTTTTATGTTTGCCAATTCACCATTCAATCAACCAATTGGGAATTGGAATGTTTCGGGTGTTACAAATATGGTAGGTATGTTCCAAGGAGCAACATCGTTCAATCAACCATTATCCGGATGGAATGTAAGTAACGTTAATAGTATGAGGCAAATGTTTAATACTGCTACCGACTTTAACCAACCTATTGGGTCTTGGAATGTTTCGGGGGTTACAGATTTGGGTTATATGTTTTATGCGTCATCATTTGACTATCCATTATCTGGGTGGAATGTTTCAAAAGTTACAGATATGACTTATATGTTTGCCAATTCCCCATTCAATCAACCAATCGGAAATTGGGATGTCTCAAAAGTTAAAAATATGTCAGGTATGTTTGTCAATACATCATTTGATTATCCGATTGGGAATTGGACTGTTTCAGGGGTAACAAATATGAGTAATATGTTTCAAAACGACCAATATTTTAATCAACCATTATCTGGATGGAACGTCTCAAATGTTGTTGATATGACATCTATGTTCCGAAATTCACAATTTAATCAAGATATTAATAATTGGGATGTTTCAAGTGTTATTTATATGAATTATATGTTCGCATCTTCCCTATTTAATCAACCATTATCCGGATGGAATGTTTCAAATGTTGGTGATATGAACAATATGTTTTATAATTCGGAGTTCAATTACCCTATTGGAAATTGGGATGTATCTAATGTTGTTAATATGAACAATATGTTTAATATTAATACATATTTTAACCAAGATATTGGAAATTGGAGTATATCAAATGTAACTAATTTTACTGACTTTATGTTAGGTAAAACACCATTAACATTCTCAACAACAAATTTAGATTCAATCTATAGTGGATGGTCAACTAAAAATCCGTATACAGGAAGAACAATAAATTTTGGAAGTGCTAACTACACAATATCCGGAGGACAACCAGGTAAAAATACATTAACGGGTTCAACTATGAGTGGAGGATATGGTTGGACAATAACTGATGGAGGAGGAATTTAATATTATGAAAACTTTTGAAATATTTACAACAAATTACGACGGGTATATCGGAGATATAAGTTATTCCGCATATACCGGAGGAACTATTAGTTTAGGTTCACAGTTATTACCATACGATTATAATACAGATTATTATTATGGAACATATACCGTATACATACCTTTTTATAATAAAACCTGTATTTTAGATTATCCGCCACCTTCTTGGGATTTAATCGGTGATACGTTAATATTGTTCATTTCAAGTTGGAAAACCGACAATGAAGGTTTTACTAACACTAATCAAATTGGTATTGTGTTAGACCCATCAGGAACTTTTAATTTTGTAATTGATTGGGGTGATGGAAATACAGACACAATAACATCATATAGTCAACCTGAGCTTATACATACTTACAATGTTATAGGAACATATACTATACGTATGTTTGGAGTAATTGACGGGTTTAATATAGGAAATTATGCTGGTGATTATGGTAAAATTTTAAGTGTTCAACAGTGGGGTGATGTAAAATTAATTGATGGTGGATATCAATTTTATTATTGTTTTAATTTAGATTTATCTACCGTAATCGATACTTTAGACACTTCAAATCTGACTAATATCGACGCTATGTTTGCAGAATGTTATAGTTTAACATCTGTAAATAATATACAATCGTGGGACATTTCTAATATAACAAGTTTATCTTATTTATTCTCCGGATGTATATTATTTAATCAAAACTTAAATAATTGGGATATTTCGGGAATTACAAATATAAGTGGAATGTTTTATTTGACAAGTTATAATCAACCATTATCCGGGTGGAATGTTTCAAATGTTCAATACACAAATTATATGTTTAGTAATTCTCAATTTAATCAACCATTATCCGGATGGGATGTTTCAAATGTTGTTGATATGAGTAATATGTTTGAGTCTTGTCCATTTAACCAACCAATCAATAATTGGAATGTTTCAGGTGTTACAAATATGGGTTATATGTTTAATGGGTCATCATTTAATCAACCATTATCCGGATGGGATGTTTCAAATGTTACAGATATGAGTTATATGTTCTATAACAACTCAATATTTAATCAACCTATTGAAAATTGGAATGTTTCAAATGTTACAAATATGAGTGGTATGTTCTATTACAACTCAGCATTTAACCATCCAATTGGGAATTGGAATGTTTCGGGTGTTACCAATATGAGTTATATGTTCTATTACAACTCAACATTTAACCATCCAATTGGGGATTGGAATGTTTCGGGTGTTACCAATATGTCGGGTATGTTCTCTAATAATCAAATATTTAATCAACCATTATCCGGGTGGAACGTCTCAAATGTTACCAATATGTCGAATATGTTCTATTCCAACTCAACATTTAATCAACCATTATCAAGTTGGACTGTTAGTAATGTAACAAATATGTCAGGTATGTTTTATAATAATAGAATATTTAACCAACAAATTGATAATTGGGATGTATCTAAAGTTACAAATATGAGTTATATGTTTTTTAACAGTTTATTTGACCAACCATTATCCGGATGGAATGTTTCTAAAGTTACTCTTATGTTTTCCATGTTTAATAATTCTCAATTTAATCAAAATATAAATAATTGGAATGTTTCTGGAGTTACAAATATGAGTGATATGTTCTCTAATAATCAAATATTTAATCAACCATTATCCGGGTGGAATGTTTCAAAGGTTACAAGTATGAGTAATATGTTTGCCACTTCATCATTCAATCAACCAATTAATAATTGGAATGTGTCGGGTGTCACAGATATGGGTGCGATGTTCTATCAATCTCAATTTAATCAACCATTATCCGGGTGGAATGTTTCAAATGTTATTAGTTTGTTTAATATGTTTAGGGGTTCAAAATTTAATCAACCTATTGGAAATTGGGATATTTCTAAAGTATCTAATGTTGTGTATATGTTTTATGAAAACCAATATTTTAAACAAAATTTAGGGAATTGGAACATATCAGGTGTTACAAATTTTTATTATTTTATGGGAACTAAAAACCCTATTACTTTTTTCACATACAATTTAGATAGTATTTATAATGGGTGGGTAACAAAAAACCCACAAATAGGGATACAGATTAATTTTGGTAGTGCAAAATACACATCAGCTGGTTTGGCGGCAAGGACAACCCTTGTAACAACTTATTTTTGGTCAATTAGCGACGGAGGAATGTTAACTTAATTTATGGAATATATATATAGAATATCGACAAATAATTATACCGGATATACCGCCGATATAACTTTTAATCCATCAACAGGTGGAACAATTAATATTGGTACGGTTACATTACCGTATGATTACCCTACAGATTATCCGTATGGTGATTATTATATATACATACCGGCAACAGGTGTATCGGGGTCTTTGAATAATCCCCCACCAACACCTTAATTTATACGAACTAACAATATATGAGTACAACTTTAGAAATATTAACTGCGAATTATAACGGACAATTAGCCGATATAACCTTTTTCCCTTGTTCGGGGGGGGTTATAAATATTGGTGAAGTTACATTACCGTATAATTACGAATCCGAAAATTATTATGGAACTTACATTATTTACGTAATGTATTACGATGAAACTTGCTCGTTGGATATTCCTTGTATATCATTAACACCGACAAATACACCGACAAATACACCGACACCTACTATTACAGATACTCCAACTCAAACACCAACTCAAACTAATACTGTTACACCAACTAATACTGGAACACCAGCACAAACCCCAACACAAACGACAACGCAGACACAAACACAAACACCTTCCAATACAGCTACACCTACTAACACTATCACTCCAACTCAAACTCCAACTAAGACTCATACTCCCACACCAACAAATCGCCCTACAACAACACCAACAATGACACCAACAAATACTCCTACACAAACAAATACTCAAACAAATACGCCAACAAATACGCAAACGCAAACACAAACGCAAACTCAAACCACTACACAAACTCCGACTAACACTCCAACACAAACACAAACTCAAACACAAACACCGTCACCATTACCTCCAACAATTGGGTATTTTGAAGATTGTTGTTACCCATCTATAATATATAAAGTGGGTGGAATAATATATCCTGTTTTTATTGATAACTTCTATTATATAGAGACTACCGGATATAGTGGTTGTGTTAAAGCAATAAATCCTACGTCATTTAACAGTCAATATGAAATTATTAGTTTAACTTCATATGTGAGTTGCCTTATTTGTCAATTAGACCACGAATGTATTTTACCTACACCTACACCAACTCCAACTCAAACTGTGACTCCAACGGTAACGCCAACAGTAACTCCAACAATTTCAACAACACCAACAAATACTCCTACACAAACACAAACACAAACTTCAACACCAACACAAACACCTACCAATACACCAACAAACACTCAAACACAAACTCAAACACAAACACAAACTCAAACTTCAACACCGACACAAACACCTACTCAAACTCCGACTAACACTCCAACCAAAACTCAAACTCCAACAACAACAACGACATTAACCGCAACACCAACTCAGACTCAAACTCCAACAAACACTCAAACACCAACAAAAACTCAAACACCAACACCAACAAAAACAATGACTCAAACACCTACTAATACTCAAACACAAACACCAACCAAAACTCAAACACAGACGCCTACAAACACACCAGTTTGTTCAGCACCTCAAATGTTAGGTGTTACATTGTCATCAGGTTCAATTTTATCTGTTTCGATTATTCCGGGACCAAATTGTAGTGGTATTTTTATGATATATTCTTATGATAATATAAACTTTAATTCTGCTGTGGCAACTCCAAGTAACTGTACATCACCGTTTACTTTTGACTCTCTTACTACAACAGGAAATGTTTATGTAAAAGTGGGTCAATTATGTACATCAGGTGGTATTAGCGCATATTCTGAAGTTTTCCCATATTTCTTCCCAACCCCAACTCCGACACCAACACCAACAAATACACAAACGCCTACTAAAACTCCAACCAACACTCCAACTAAAACTCAAACCCCAACAACAACAACAACATTAACTGCAACTCCGACTCAGACTCAGACGCCAACTAAAACTCCTACTAACACTCCAACCAAAACACAAACACAAACTCCAACTAAAACTCAAACTCCAACAACAACAACAACATTAACTGCAACTCCGACGCAAACACAAACGCCTACTAAAACTCCTACACAAACACCTACTCGAACAAACACTCCAACGCCAACAACATCGTGTGGTGTTACATTAATTTCTACCACATATGTTTCAGGAACCACTTGGAATTATAATTTCACAACAGCAGGTTCTTGTGGAACACTTTTACCGGAATATTCGTCTGATAATATAACTTGGACTTTGGGTGGTGCAGGTGGTTGTACTTCACCTAGGTCGGCAATAACCGGTATTAATAGTGGAACAATATACTTTAGAATGACATTATTTTGTTCGTCTCTTACGGGAGTTTCAAATGTTATTACTTATGTGTTCCCATCACCAACACCTACACCTACAAGAACTCAAACACCAACACCAACAAAAACACCTACACCTACACCGACTGAAACACCACCTGGAGTAACTTGTGTATGTTATGAATTATATTGGTCTCCACCAGGTGGTCCTTTCTTTGGTTCAACAACTTTTGATTATATTGATTGTGAAGGGTTCCCTGCAAGTTCCTTTGCTAACAATATGGGTGATTCACCGAATATTTGTGCTCAAGAAAACACTATTTCATTTGGCGGTGGTGACAATTCAGGTGGTTGGCTTCCATCAATATATAATTGTTGCGCAACAAATATTACATTAGGATATAGAGTGTCAAATGCTGTATGTTCGTTACCTGGTTGGGCGTTAGTTAATCAATGTATAAATCGTTCCGCAATTTTAGGTTTATGTGACGCAACCGAATTATATGATGATGATATATCCGGTAATTGTACCTTCGCATTTGCAGCTGCGGGTTATTATAAAACCACTGATAACTTTAGTAGAAGATATTGGGATGGAACCGCATTTACGGGTGCTTGTTTTTCGTGTGGTTGTTTAGTTGTTAATACAGTAATAACATTATCTGATGGTTCAACTAAATTAATACAAGATGTTCAAGTTAACGACATACTTAAATCTATTGATGTTTCAGGAATGCCACAACCATCAAACGAATGGTACTCTTGGAGTAGTGACACTTTAAATTATGTAGAATCAACCTCTACAGTAATTAATTTTACAATATATGAATTTGATTCGGTTATTAATATTAATAACGATAAATTAATTGCGACTGATTCTCATAACCACGTTGTTAAACAAAATGGTGTTTGGTATATCAGAACAACATCTGATTTAAATGTTGGTGATGTATTATTAGATATTGACAATACTGAATTTGAAATCACATCATTAGTGACAATTACAGAATCAACAACAGTTTATAACGTTGATGTGAATAATAGTAATTTATATTTTGCGAATAATGTCTTAACTCACAATAAGTAAAACAGATACTTATTAGAACAAAGTAAACTATTTATATAAGGAAAATTATATTTAAATTTAGAATATGGAAAATAATGAAAATAATGATTTAACGGTTTGGCAAAGGTTATCAAGAGCCTTTGGACCAAACGCGTTATTAAATCAAGACTACCCAACATATAAGTTAGATAAGAAAGAGTTGTTAAAGACAACATCACAAGCGGAATATGAAAGAGAAAAATTACAAGCTCAACAAACATATTACCTATCTAACCAATGGACTAAGATTGAAAGTAATCTATACACTCAAGCAGTTTATTATGAACCAACTCGTTTGGCTTCATTTTACGATTATGAATCTATGGAATACACCCCTGAGATATCAGCGGCATTAGACATCTATGGTGAAGAATCAACAACTGTTGATGAGAATGGATATATGTTACAAATTTATTCTGAATCAAAAAGAATAAAATCTATACTAGCCGATTTATTCAATAACGTATTAGACGTTAATACGAATTTAACTATGTGGACAAGAAATACTTGTAAGTATGGTGATAACTTTGTTTATTTAAAATTAGATTCAGATAAAGGTATTGTTGGTTGTATGCAATTACCAAACATTGAAATAGAACGTTTGGAAAGAGGTATGGCAGCAAAATCTGCAACTATAGATGAACCTGCAGAACACAAAGGATTAAGATTTAAGTGGAAGGCAAAAGATATGGAGTTTAACTCTTGGGAAGTTGCCCACTTCCGTTTATTAGGTGACGATAGAAAACTTCCATACGGAACGTCAATGTTAGAAAAAGCAAGACGTATTTGGAAACAATTATTATTATCGGAAGATGCGATGTTAATTTATAGAACTTCAAGAGCACCGGAAAGACGTGTGTTCAAAGTATTCGTTGGTAATATGGATGATAAAGATGTTGAGGCTTACGTACAACGTGTTGCAAACAAATTTAAACGTGACCAAGTTGTTGATGCTAAAACAGGTAATGTCGATATGAGATTCAACCAAATGGCTGTTGACCAAGATTACTTTATTCCTGTTAGAGACCCAGCGGCGGCATCACCAATTGATACGTTACCGGGAGCAACAAACTTATCTGAAATTGCCGATATAGAATATATCCAAAAGAAATTATTAACCGCTCTTCGTGTTCCTAAAGCATTTTTAGGATTTGAAGAAACTGCCGGTGATGGTAAGAATTTATCATTACAGGATATTCGTTTTGCAAGAACAATCAATAAGATTCAAAAATCAATGATTGCCGAATTAAATAAAATTGCAATCATTCATTTATTCTTATTAGGGTTTGAAGATGAGTTATCTAACTTTACGTTAGGACTAACCAATCCATCATCCCAAGCAGATTTATTAAAGAATGACCTTTGGAAAGAAAAAATTGCATTATACCAACAAGCCGTTGCGGCAATTGCGGGTATTGCTCCGGTATCTGTATCGTGGGCTAAGAAACATATTTTAGGATTCTCTGATGAGGAAATCAAACTTGATTTACAACAACAAAGAATTGAGATGGCTGTCGGAGCTGAATTAACAAATACGGCAACTATCATAACACATACAGGTATCTTCGATAATATCGATAAATTATATGGTAACCCTGCATCCGGAGCAACTGCCGGTGGTGCGGCACCATCATCCCCACCACCACCGGGAGGTGGAGGAGGTTTCGGCGGAGGTGGAGACTTAGGTGGAGGAATGGAAGATTTAGGTGGACCTGAACCAGGACCTGAACCGGGTGGACCTGAACCGGGTGGAGCCCCTGAGGCGGCAGCTCCCGAAGCAGAAGTAACTCCTGAATCATTTAATAGAGATAATTTAAAAATATTGGTAGAAAGAAGTAATATGACAGAAGATGATTCATACATTGATTTATCCAAAGGTGGAAACTCTTTAGGAGAAATTGAAGCTCAATTAGGTAAACTTCTAAAAGATTAGATATTTATAAATAAAAAAACTTATGAACTTCGGTATATTAAAAACAAAAATAGAAAGAGTGTTGTTAGAATCATACGCTAACGACACATTTAAAGACGAAATAAAAAATTTCAAAAAATATGTTTTAGAAAACAAAAACATAAGTAAATTATTTTATTTATACGATGAATTAAATTCTCCAAAAGCATTAAGTGAATCTTACGCCAGAGAGTTTATTAACGAAAGTATTAAAATGTATGAGAACACAATCAATAAAATCAAGCAATCTGATTTAAATAAAATAAAATCTTGGGTTGGTAATAAACAGATAGAGAATCAATATGAGACTATCGATACGTTGTTTTCTTCAGATATATTAACGATTGAATCTAAAATTAAATGTAGAAACATTCTGTCAGAATCTCTTAGAAAATTACCGGTGGTGAAAACAGAAGGGATTGATTTACCGTTAACAACAATGGTAAGTGTTGCAAACAAAACTATTAAAAGTTATATTGATGGTTTAACTGAATCTGACAAAAAAGAATTAATGTCTTTATTGTCTGAAGATGATTCAACATTGAATGAAAAATACGTTACACTTAAAGAAGGTGTAGTTACGAAACTAACGGAAATGAAGAATGCTAGCACTGATTCAACAATGCAAATAAGAATTGAGGATACTATCTCAAAAGTAATTTCTGAAAAATACGACAAACTTACGTACTTCAAACTTAAAAACCTTAAAGAAAATCTTTAATTATCGTCTGATTTAAATTTTTTCTGAACATACTTAGCTTTTGAAAGACCATCACGTTTAATTACTGATGGTTTTTTAAATTCTTTTCGTTTTGATAATTCAGAGCTTTGACGGGTTTTAATTACTTTACTTTTATAGAGTTTTAGAGCTTTCTCAATCGTAATGTGATTATTTAATTTTACTATTAGCATATACTACATATATCTCCCTCCTACAAAAAAGTTTTGACATTACCCATAAAAACACCTATTATTTTTAAAAATAAACAGGAAAATATGAAAATTAATGAAAAAGGGAAAAACTTCTCTACTACACGGGTTCAAAACAGCGAAGATTGTTTATGGAACGGTAGACTCAATCAAACTTAAATCACTTTACTTAAACATCCAAACTTGGGTTGAACCAATATACGAATGTGATAATTGGACAAGAACAGTTCTTAACCTAAGTAGGAGTATTAAACACTCAATCTACGAGTCAATAAACAAAGATATATTCAACGACAAATTTATTGTAGACTTAGATTTAAGGTCCAGCGGACTCAATCTAAACAAAAAATCGTTTATGAACCTTGAAATAAATTTTTATTTAATACAAGAAGATTTGGATTTCAAATGTAACGAAATAAAAGAATCATTACAACAAATAACAAAACAAATTTTTAAAGATAATTTTTTAGATAATGAAAATTTTAACTTTTATCTAACCAAAAACAGTAAAATCACAGAAGAATTGTTACAAACCGAGAATGTTTAATATTTATAAATAAAACATTCAAAATGAATTTAAGAATATTACAACCAAGTGAATCAGGGAAAGGTATATTAGTTGAATACGATGCTGGGTATATTAACCCAAATGATAATCGTAACGAAACATTAATTAGAGAATCTAGCGAAACTCTTGACCACACTAAACCAATTGAGTTTTATGCCGTATTACAAAAATATGATACCCCTAATAGAAATGGTAGATTATATCCTGAACGTATATTAAAAAGAGAGGCGGAGAATTATAAAAAAATGATTAAAAAGGGAACAGCCCTATCCGAGTTAAATCACCCGGAATCATCTTTAATCGATTTAGATAGAGTTTCTCACGCAATCACCGAAGTATGGTGGGAAGGTAATGTCCTAATGGGTAAAATAAAACTACTTACATCACCGGGATATCACGAAAGTGGTATTTGTTCAACCAAAGGTGACTTAGCAGCTAACTACCTAAGACAAGGAGTTACATTAGGTATCTCATCAAGAGGTGTAGGTTCCCTTAAAAAGATTGGTGAACAAAATGAAGTTCAAGACGATTTTGAATTAATCTGTTTTGATTTAGTATCATCACCATCAACCCCGGGAGCGTATCTATTCTTAAATAAAGAGGATAAACAACTATACGATGAGAACTTAGAAGAAGAGAAAAAAATGAGTGTTGAGAGACACGTTGGTGATTCCGGAAATAAATCGCTTGACTTAATGAAAAAATTAAACGATTATTTGGGTTACTAATAAAAAAAAACAAAATGGAAGAAAAGTATTTTATCGCAAAAGTTACCTTGGACTCAGTTGATGAGGCATCAGGTAAGATTAAAAAATTAAGAGAAGAAAAATTAGTAAGTGGTTACAACCCTACTGATGTTGAGGCGAAAGTTACCAAAGTTTTTGAACATTATACAATGGAGTGGAGAATTACCGCTATTGTAGAAAGTAAAATTGATGAAGTAATTGAGTAGTTAAATTTTTAATTATTAAGTAAAAGAGGACATATAGTCCTCTTTTTTTATGCTTTTTATTTTTTGGAGATATTTATCAATGTATAAAAACCTAACTCAATTTAAGTAAATTTTAAACTTTTTTTGAATTAGGAGATATTTATATATTAAAATAACAACAAAACGAAATGGCAAAAGAAAAATCTTTAGTTGAAGAGGCTATCATCCAAATGAAAAACTTGGAAGAAGCGGTAGCTGAAAATGCAAAAGGAATACTTGCTTCTACAATGAAACAAGAAATCAAAGACCTAGTAAAAGAATCTCTAACTGAACAAGACGAGATTAACCCTGATGACGTTGAAGTGGATGAACCTATGGGTTCTGATGATATTGCCGATATTGATATGGGTGATGATTCAGATGAAGAAGGTGATGAAATGGATACTGATGATACTGATGACGAAGAAGATATGGACTTTGGTGACGAAGAAGATATGGACGACGAGGAAGACACTATTGACTTAACTGACGCAGACGATGAAGAAGTACTTAGAGTATTTCAACTTATGGGTCCGGATGACAACATTGTCGTAACAAAAGACGACAAAGGAAACACTCACCTTAAAGATGAGGAAACCGGTAAAGAGTATATGATTGTTGGTGAAAGTGAAGAAGAAGAATTTGAAATGTCTGAAGAATGGGACGAAGAACTTGAAGAAGATGAGATGGGTGACGAATCTATTGAATCAATCGTTGAGAGAATGTTCGGTTCTGATGATGAAGACGAAGACGAAGTGGAATTTGATTTTGAAGAGTTTGACGAATCTGATGATATGGACGATGAAGAAATCGTTTATGAAATCGAAATGGATGAAGAAGACGAAGAAGAATTAGGTGAAGAAGAAATGGATGATGAATCTATTACTGAAGCTAAAATGTCTATCAAACCAAAAGGTGTTGGGATGGGTAATCAATCAAAATTTAAATTTAACAAATCACCTAATCAAGGAACAGGATTTAAAACTAAAATGAAAGAGGCTCCAAAATCTGTAGGAACAGGTAAAGCGAAATTCGAGTATAAAGAAGGTGAAAATTCAGGAACTAAATTAGGAACAAACAAAGTTGTTAAGAAAACTGAAACAAAAGAAGGTTCAACTAGAAAACCAATGGTTAAAAAAGTTGAAGGTAAAAAAGAAGAGACAAAAGAGGCTGTAAGAACTTTAGGTTCAGGGTCTAACTTTAGAAAAGGTGGTTTACCAAAACCAAGAGCTCATTCAAGTTTTAATACTGCTATCAAAGAAAGTAACACTAATTCAGAGTTACAAGTTCTTAGAGAAAAAAACGAAGAATACAGAAAAGCACTTAATGTTTTCAGAAGTAAATTAAACGAGGTTGCAATCTTCAATTCAAACTTGGCTTACGCTACACGTTTGTTCACTGAACATTCAACATCAAAACAAGAAAAAATTAACATTTTAAGAAGATTTGATGGTGTTGAAACTATCAAAGAATCTAAAAATCTATATCAGGTCGTTAAAAATGAATTATCCTCAGGAACTAAAACTCAAACTATGAACGAGTCAATTGAAAGAACAATCGCAAAATCACCTTCTACAGGAGCGGTTAACTTACTTGAATCAAAAACATATGAGAATCCACAGTTCTTAAGAATGAAAGATTTAATGGCAAAAATAAAATAAAAATAAATTAAAATTAATAAAAACCAAAAAAAATGGGAGCATTATTAGAATCAGGATTAGTTGGTAACATCGGGTTAAAACACCTTAAAGTTATCAAAGAAGACACAATCAACAAATGGGATAAATTAGGATTCCTAGAAGGTCTTAAAGGACACATGAGAGAAAACGTAGCTCAGTTATATGAGAACCAAGCGTCTTTCTTAATAAACGAAGCTACAGGTGAAGGTTCAAACGGTTCATTCGAAACGGTTGTATTCCCTATCGTAAGAAGAGTATTCTCTAAATTACTTGCGAATGAAATCGTATCAGTACAAGCTATGAACTTACCAATCGGTAAATTGTTCTTCTTCGTACCTAAAATTCAAGGTTACCAATCAGGTCAAGAAACTATCTTAGGAACTCAATTAGGTGGTGGTACTCACTACGGACCAATTGGTGCGGCTGATGGACAAACTGCGGCTGATGGTCAATCAGGAGCTGGTTACACAGGAGCAAACGCATTCAAGAAAAATCTTTATGATTTATTCTATGAAGGAAACGAAGGTCAATTAGACCCTCCAGGATTGTTTGACTACTCTAAAGGACAATGGTCGGCAGTTACTAAACCAACAACAGTTATGGTTTGGTCAAATGGTAGTTTAGTTGTTGCTGACGCAACTGCATTAGCTAACCAATTCAATGGAAAAAACATTAGAAAAGTAATCGTAGCATTATCAGGATTCACAACTGCTGGTACAGGTAAATTAATCGGACCAGACGGTAATGAAGTTGATACTGAAACTTTCTTATCTGATTTAAGAATCTACAGTGATTCTACAACTGCATGGACTTCAACAACATCACCTTGTAGTGTTGTAAGTGGGTCTACCGGAATAAACTCATTATTGTTTAGAGTTGTTACTCAACAATATGGTGAAGGTATCGTTTCAGGATTAAACGGAAGAGGAACTACATCATTTGCAACTACAGGTAATAACGGTACTTACAATGATACTTGTTCTCCTGCAGGAATCATCTACTTAGAAGTTGATTTATCTTGTCCAACTTGTCCTTCTTGTGGTGACACATTAGACGGTTATACAGGAACAACTATCGGAGTATTACCATCAACTGGGTTTACTGCTGTTTACAGACGTTACGCTGATATGGAATTTGAAGATAAAATCGGTGAGGTTTCTTTCGAATTAGATTCAGTTACTGTATCTGTTACAGAAAGAAAATTAAGAGCACAATGGTCTCCTGAGTTAGCTCAAGACGTTGCAGCTTTCCACAACATCGATGCTGAGGCTGAATTAACAGCTTTATTATCTGAACAAGTTGCGGCTGAAATCGACCGTGAAATCTTAAGAGATTTACGTAAAGGTGCGGCATGGAACTTACGTTGGGATTACAATGGTTGGAGAAGAATCTCTTCAACAACAAACTATACACAAAAAGATTGGAACCAAACTTTGATTACTGCAATTAACCAATTGTCAGCACAAATCCACAAATCTACTTTAAGAGGTGGAGCTAACTGGATTGTAGTATCTTCTGAGGT